TCTGATACCAAAATAAACCATCCCTCTAGGATCCCCAAGTATGGAAACTTAAAACACTGAATGAAAACTTCAAAACTTTTATTGCATATCTGAAACTGCGGAATTACAAAGAAAGAAGAACTCCTAGACAAGAGACTAAACAAGTTATGAGAGAAGAACCTAAGCAAGTTATGCTTGCAAAGATAGCAACTCTTGCTACTTATAGGAAAACCAAACCAAGCCGGGTGCTCAATGGGCCCCATCGATCACATGGTAAGATTCCTAAAGCAGAAAACAACAAGGCGCACTAATTGCGCACTAAAGCAAGACGACAGAAGTGGGTACAACCACTTTAATAATACAAACAAACCGACGCTTAGTGGACAGCTGTGCAACAGCTGTTGATCACTACTCGACAAGACCTAGTGGAATCACAGCACATGGACGGCAGCTTTTGAGTGGGGTCACCACGATTCCTTACAGACTCAGTCTAAAGCGATAAAGTAAAGATAGGGGGAATCTCGACTATTCCCAAGACCTTGTCATCTTTCCAAGAAGGTCTGTCAAAGCATACGCGTGGGTGGTGAGTTGTTCATTCCAGTACAACATGGTGGGTAATGAGTCACCATAGACGTTATCCCGGGATGAGTACCTTGTACACCTGTCCTGCTTTGCTTGTCTGATAGCGCAATAGGCCTGCAGTGCCCTGATTGCTTCAGCTTTTGCTCGTGATTCCAGCTCATCTCTGTCTCTTCGCAGTTGGTCATCGACGCTAAGTGGCATTCCTCCTGTGGCCATCTTGGTCTGCTCCTGGTTGATGAGTTCTTGATATTGTAGATCAAGAGGTTGATTAGCTCCTTGATTTTCTCGGTGCTCCATTTGGACTTCAACTTCTTGTTCTCTTCTATGGCTGGAATTAACAGGTTTAGTTCCTGTCTTTGAGTGCAGTGTTCATCATAGAGGATTAGGGTATTTATAAGCCTCGAAAGATGATCAGCTAGCTGATTCTCTTTTCCTTCGATATGCTCAAATCTAACTTCGGACCCACATCCTGTGATGAAATCTGTGAAGCTTATCCACCTTACACGGGACGGCTTGCTATTGGCTGATTTGTTGACAAAGGATATGATTGCTTGACAATCTGTCCTTATTGTAATCTTTTGTCGGCCAATATAGTAAAGTTTAAACTTTACCAGACTGTTCATCACCGCGTGTATCTCGGCATCGATTGTGCTCTTGATAGGTGAAAAGGTTCCACTCGCAAATGCGCACACTCTTTCGGTGGTTCTGGGGTCGCTTTCTCCAGTCTTCCACTTGCATACGCCTCCCCAACCTGTCATACACCCATCACTTTCAATGATAATGTAGGCGTTAGGTGGTGGCAGCTCTAGATCAGGAAGATTCCTTATCTTCTCTGTCAGCTTTCTCAAAAGCTCGCGATCCTCCCTGTTGAACCTTCTTTCTCCATTTGGGCTTACTTTCGCGTATAGCGGCCCAAGCATTTTTCCAAGATCTGGCATATAGGGCCTGGCATAGTTTAGAAGGCCTAACCAGCTTCTGAGCCCAGTCTTTGTTTCCAAGTGTTCCATCTTGAAATCACAGACTTTCTTGATTACATTGGGCTGTAGCCTGATTTTACCTTTGTCGATGATAGCTCCGAGGAACTCCACCTTCGTTTGCCCTATCTTCATTTTGGATGGACTTAGGATCAGCCCATTCTCTTTGCAGATCTTTAGCATTGCCCGTATGTGTCTTTCATGGTCCTGCTCATTCTGAGAGAATACAAGTATATCGTCGATGTATACGACAATAAACTCCTCTGTTCCCATGAAGCAGTTGTCCATTTTCCTTTGGAATATGGCAGGGGCATTCTTCAGTCCGAATGGCATTACTAACCACTCGTATAAACCTTGGGGGACCCAAAAGGCGGTCCATGGGATTGACTCTGGGTGCATAGCCACTTGATGAAATCCGCTCTTTAGATCGAATTTGCTGAAGATCTTGGCTCTTCCTACCCTTGCAATGATCCCTTGGATACCAGGCAGACTGTACTGGTCCTTGTGCGTCAAGTCATTCAATCTTTTGTAGTTGAATACCATCCGCTCCTTTCCCTTGGTTTCTTCACCTGTTCGAGGATCTACAGTTGTCCCCGAGTGTACAATAAAGGCATTTGTTCTGTGCCTACTATTGCTCCTCCGTATAACTCCGATTTGTAATAAAGCATCTATATGCTTCTTGTACATCTCCTTCTGTACGGGAGTTATCTGATCAAGAGGTTTATCCTGGACCGTTAGATCCGGATTCTTGATGTCCAAGTAACAGTGTACCCTGTTCCTCTCCCAGTGCTGGAGTGGGTTTTCTCCTACTGTTCCTTGCTCCTTGAGTTCTTCAATCAGCGGTTGAATTCTTTGAGCAAAGCCTGGATAAGGCTCATGGACATTCATGGCAACGATCTCCTTTATCTGATCGAGCTCCTCATAGTTAACCTCTTCTTCTTTTATGAGGGCAGCCACTGTTTTCGTCTCTATGGAAGTGAGTAGCTTGTAGAAGGTAAGTGTTGGACCTTCTATCCTTAGACCACCGTTCATGGCTCTGATGAAGTTACACCCTATGATGAACTGGATTTCTTTTCCAACATTCATCTGGAATGCGTAGGTGTATGGTATCCTGAACGTGTTCTCTCCGATCTTCATTCTTCCATACTTCAGCTTCTTAGAGGCTATGGATTTGGAGTTTACTCCACTGAATTCCACTCTGTAAGTGTTTTCCTCCAAGATCTGTGCTGGGACAGTTCTTTCATCTATGCAGCAGACTGTAGCTCCTGTGTCTATGATTGCTTTGACTGTGACAGGGGCTTCATCGATTACTTCCAATATAACATCTATGTTATAAAGGTTGTTTCTTCTTTTACTGCTTCCCTCTGCATGATGAACTTCCTTCTGGACAGCTATTATCTCAGCATCTTCTTCAGATGATTCCTCTGAGATTTCTTCAGCCTTCTCCTTTCCTTTGCCTTCGACTTCAACAGTCTTCTGAACTGTTTCTTGGTGAGGCTCTTGGATGATCACTGTCCGTCTGTCTCTTTCTTTTGCTGGAGTTGAGGATTTGTAGGGTTTTTGGTTTGAACTAACCCTGTCTTCTTCCATTTCATCATCCTCTTTCCTCTTTTTCTCTCTATCCTCCTCCCTAACCGGAAGGGTTTGGAACTCCTGTTCCAAATCTCTTTCTATGCTCGCGAGGTACTTATTTTTCCAGTATAAAACCTCCTCTTTGAGCTTGTCTATCTGCTTTTCTTGCCATAGCAGGTGCTCGCTTTGTAGTCGGACTAGGTCCGTGCTTAGCGGCTTCGGCACTGGTTTTGCTGCTGGTTTCACCTCTATCTTCTGGTTCACGTAGGTCCAGCTGCACATACCGCAGGCAAGTAGATCGCATTTGTGACAGTAGACATACTGCCTTTGCAATCTTTCTCCTTTGCAGAAAGAACATTTTGCCTCTGTTAAGCAGGCATCTCTTCCTTGAGTCCATTCATGGTCGCACTTGTACTGCTTTCTTTTGACAGCTACCCATGGAAGGTAACTTCCTTCTTTCCCGAGCAAGTACTTTCTGGATTCCGTCTTTTCCACTATTACGAAGACAGATTCTTCCTGTAGAAGCTCATTCTGGTACTCGTCTTCGTTGTCAGAGATGCTGTAGATAGCATCTGACTGTGGGTCTCCTTCATCTACTGAGACTGCGACGTAGTCCTCCGGAATTTCCAGATTTTGTAGTAGTGCTACCCTTTTACTACTCTTCTTGTCATTAGGACAATCTTTTGAGAAATGTCCCTCTTCACCACATGCATAGCACTTGCATTTTCTGTTCTGCAGGTACTTCGCCTTATCAATTCTGATATGCGTCGAGTGTGGCTTCCCTTTGTACGTCTGGCTTCGCCTTAGTGAATTCCGTTTCCCTGTATTTCTTCTGCTTTGATAATACCCTGGGATAGGAATATCTTTACAGAAATCTAGACCTTTGAGGCTTCGAGCAAACGCTGCCTCTCTGCATTGTCTTTCTAGAAATCCGTATGCGAACATCACTCGTGGGGCTACTCCAATGATCTCCCCGTATTCTCTGTCAAAGGCCTCTTTGATTCGAACTCCGAGTTCTCCAGGCATCTTCATCCAGAGTTTTTCTGATAGCTCCATTCCGATGTACATCCGACCTGTTTTTGCTGCAAGTCTGAGGTAATCGTTGAGGAAGGACACTATATCCTTTACATCGTGGCAATTAAGCTTCTCGATGTCTCTGTACGCCTGATCTTGTGCCTTCGTAGATCCTGTCGCTGGATCTTGAAGAGTGAAGACTCTTCTTATCTGTGAAAGGATGTTTTGCACCCCTTCATAACCATCTGATTTAGCAATCAGCTGATTATACTCGTCTTGGTACGCCATTCTCCATGAAATCCAAACGAGTTTTTCTTTTTCTCCCAGAAGGTTTTCTATGAAATCCATCTTTTCTTGACCACTTGAGAACATCTGCAATGAGACATAGTTCTTAGTGATGGATTCCCAGCGAGTGAAAACTTCATCGAACATCCCAAGCTGTCTAGGGATGACGAATAAAGCTCCCGTTTGATTCTGAGCCGATGGCAACTGCCAGTACTCGCTCCCTTCTTCTCTTTTGATCTTCACCTTAGCTCCATCATATCCTTTGAAAATCGGTGTTGTTGATGGTCCAGGGTCTGCGGATCCTGGTGGATATGCTGGTGGCATCATCGCCGTATCTGCTGGTGGATTATAAGCAGATGAAACTGCTGAAGCAACAGTTTCCTTCTTTTCAACTGGTACTGTTTTCCCTTTTAATGCTTCTTCAAGCCTTTTTAGGTGAGGGTAGTCCAGTTCTTCTTGGATAACAGTAACAATCTCCTGGGCCTCAGGTTCCTCATGTACTGGTTCAGGATCCCAGTATTGGTTTCTGTTCAGGAACAGTCCCCATGGATCTTCCTCGTCACTGTCTATCTCCTCATTCCAGTATGACTCTCTTCTCAGTCTTTCTTCTACTGGAGTCTCTGGTTCTTCTTCTGGAATCACTTCTGGCATCTGCTGCTGCTCTTCTTGTTCTTGAAGTGATACTCCTGCCGTGAATGAGTTGATGTCTCTGAAGTCCTCATCGTCTTCATCACCCTCATCACTGCTTTCCCATCCTGTTGGTTCTATCTTCACAGGATTCTTGGCCCACTCAGGTGCGCTGTATTTGACAAAATAGTCAAATTTGCCGCTAGGTTCACCTAGAGTATCCCAGACTTCTTTTTCTGGTTCTTCTGCGATTAAGACAAGAATTGTCTCCACTTCTTCTTCATCACTCGCCAGTTCTTCGTCTTGAGAATTGAATCTCCTTTCTGGTTCTCTTGGTGCTGCTTCATAGTTTGTGAATCTCATTGAGATTCCTCCGCCTAAGAGATCATGCGTCTCCAGGTGCTGTGGTTGCATAGGCTGAATTCTGGGGGCTGGTGGTCTTACTATCCAGTTTAGACCCCTTATGTCTTCTGTGCTTCGTGGCCTTCCTGGTAATGCCTTGACTCCATGACTCGTCAGGTAGTCTGTGACATTCTGTATGCTGTAGGCAAAGCCCGCGTTTGACGTGTTTGTCAGCCTTCCAACTAATCCTCTGGTGATTAAGAGGTTAGCCTCTCCATTCCACTCCTCGTATCCCCTTGTGAGTACTGAAATTTCTACATGATTGCAGAAATCTCGTATCGTCATCATCGTGTTGGGAATAGCGTAGGTTAGCTGGCTCCCTTCAGTCAAATCCACCTCCATCGTGGCGAATATTGATCTATCACCAGTCCATCTTGTATCACGGAAAAGTACAAGGGCCATTGTACCTTCTTGTGATCTATGCAGGATTTGAATCCTTGCTTGTATGATTCCGATGTGGATGAATGAGTATCCACTCTGCAGTAGTCTTTCAGCACTTTGAGGCTGGATAAGAGCTCTGTCTACTTGAGCATCTCCTGTGCATAGCACGGCTTCTTCATCTCGATGAATGTATACACGGTGGTTTACATCATCACTCCTGCTCCTGTATAGCACCTCAGCTGGTACTAGTCTGGCTCTCTCCTGCATGGATAGTCTCAGAGTTGCCTCCGGGTCTACCTCTTGCTCCAAGGTCCTTGTGTAGGGCCTGTTGCTGAGTCTTGCGGTTATTCTTCTAGCCGCGTTCTGTACGTTATACCTTCGTCTGGCGTTCCTTCGATAAGATCTTATCTGATCTTCCGCCAAAGGTATTCTCCCGTCAGAGCCTTCAGTGACTCTTTCTGTTACTGCTGGTTGCTGTACCATGGTTCGAGATCTTGAGCCGTAACGACTCATTTTCTCCAAGGCCTCCTGCCTTGTGGCTATACTGTGGAAGTGCTTTAGTAATACACGAGACTGCAAAACAATATGCTTAATAGCAAAATCTATATTATTAGATAGGTCTTTGTTTAGCACCTTAGGTTCTTGACTCAAGTCTAGTAACTGGATTAAACCTAATCTTTCTGTATTGTAAAGACTTTGTATGGATTCTTCAAATCTTAGGGACATGCAATGGGTTTTGGTATTCTATGATGTAAAAGTGAGTGTGGGGTTTTCAGGTACTTAGGGGATTGACTCCTTCTTTTATCAATCTTAAACCTACTGACTCTTCTTCTTATCTTAACTTCTAGATAAAGCATAAGGGATTTGGGTAATCAAGAGACAACCTGTACCGTAGCTCAACTTCTTGCCACTAACTGCGCTCCTCCTTGGCGACTTACTCACGGGCTTACGTACTCTTGCTCTTTGTACGGGTCTACAAGCAAAACTTCTTCCCTTAAACTCTACCTATCGGTTTTGACTCGATTCTTTTCAGTAAGTTTTCAGATGATTCAATCACTCATCTCTCCCTTTTTCCCTTACTTACCACACTCTAAGTGTTTAAGCTACCATAATGGAAGCTCTGATACCA